GTCCACCATGGCTCTCATCTTCAAGCTAGCCGTGGCGGCGGGGTGTGCGGTTGCAGCACGAGCTTTGTTGCGCCAACAGAACTCGCACGTACTAACACGAGAAGATGAGCGCCTTGGGGCTGTTTTAGTGAATCTGAGAGATGAAGAGCTGGAATTGGTACCTGTTGACGAAGAGGACGAGATCATAGTGGTGACTCCCAGCGGTGAGACCAGTTTACTGGGGGACCGGGACCCTATACAAGTGGTCTTAGGGGGTGAGAACCCAGGGTCGCGAGTCGAGTCCAAGCGTGGTCGGAGGAAGTCAAGTAGACTGACCATAGCAGCAGACGCGGCTGCGTTCGCTGTCAGCATAGTTGGGCGACTGAAGGATACTGCTGCCAACCGGCTGGTGTTGTCCAAGGTCGTGCGTGACTACTTGCAGGAAAAGAAGGTGAGGCCAGCTACCATAGCCAGGAATTTTGGGTTGGCTGTAGAACTGGCCCTGGTGCCCACTGAAGGGGAAATTGAGGGGCAGAAGTTAAAGGCCTCTCGAGCAGTGGAGCGGAGACATCAGGATATGGAGGAATACATCGGGAGGGCCCACGCAAGTTGGGCTCAGAAGCTGTTTGGTGGGGTGTTCGGGCGAAAATTCGTCCGGGCCGCCATCGAATAGGGCTGCCTAGGGATCGTCGAGGGGTTCACCACCAAAACGTGTCGGGGTGAACTCCCTCGGGGTATGGTCATTACCCCTAGGAACGGCTTAGTGAAGACACGAAAATTGTTTCGTTACGTGGGTGTAGGAGCCCAAGTTCAGTATGGAGTCCACAACAACTCCTTAAATAACGTTCGTCGAGCTTTGATTGAGCGGGTTTTCTGTGTTGAGCGAAAAGTGGATGGTATAAGTACGTTGGTACCCACAATTCGCCCTCAATCAAAGACCACCATAGTTGAGAGGCTGTCCGACTTTAGGAGCCGACTCGTCAAGTACATCACCCCCCTCCTCCCGTTGACCGATGAGATGTTTTTGTCTAGGTATCACGGGCGCAAGCGAAGTGTGTATGAGAGAGCTCTGGAGTCACTCCATGTCAGAGGAGTAAGTTCAAAGGACGCCCGAATTATGATGTTTGTGAAAGCGGAGAAGTTGAACCTATCCGCCAAACCCGACCCCGCGCCACGGGCTATTCAGCCCCGGTCGCCTCGCTACTGCGCGGCACTGGGAAAATATATTGCACATGCTGAGAAGCCCATGTTTAAGGCTATTGCCAAAGTTTATGGATCGGACACAGTGTTCAAAGGAATGAATGCACTAGAATCTGGGACTTCCATGAGAGCCCATTGGGATGCTTTCCGGCGTCCCGTGGGTATCGGGTTGGACGCCTCGCGGTTCGACCAGCATGTTTCAAGCGATGTGTTGGCTTGGGAACATTCGTGCTGGACCCGATACGTATCTGGACCTCGAGACAAGGCTGCACTTGCGGCACTGTTAAAGATGCAAATCCGAAACAGGGGGGTTGCTTTTACCCCCGACGGGGTGGTCAGGTATGTGACAGATGGTTGCAGGATGTCCGGTGATATGAACACGTCCTCTGGCAACTGCCTTATTATGTGTGCGTTAGTATACTCCTACATGAAAAACTGCTGCCCTGGGGTCAAATACAGGCTGGCAAACAATGGTGACGATTGCGTGTTGTTCATGGAACGCAAGCATCTCCGGCTTACAACTACTCTCCCCGAGTGGTTCACGGAATGCGGGTTTACCATGAAAGTTGAAGATCCAGTGTTCGATTTTGAGAAGATCGAATTTTGCCAGACTAAGCCAGTCTGGACTGAGCAGGGCTGGTTAATGGTGAGAATTCCGCAACTCGCCATGTCTAAGGACCTTACTGCTAACTGCGATCTCAGTACTAGTGCGGTAAGACGGTGTTGGCTTGACGCTGTCAGGAAAGGGGGGTTGGCTCTTACAGACGGGTGTCCCGTTTGGCCCTCATTCTACCGTATGTATCCAGCTACAGGGACTGACTCCAAGAAGTACGACCAGGAGTTAGTAAGGCTTCGGGCCACCGGGTGGGCCATAGCTAGCCAGCGAATGACGTATACGAACGTGCAGGTACGGCCTGAGAGTAGGTACTCGTTCTGGTTGGCTTTTGGTATTCTACCTGATGAGCAAGTTGCCTTAGAGGAATGGTTTGGGTCTAGAACCCTGGGTTTAGGTGGGCCGGAGGTCCTACCTTTACTAGCTGAACCTGTCGTCCCCCTGGGCGACCTCCGCTGGAAACTTAACTAGTATTACATGCACCGACTGCTACCATGGAGGCGCCTTTTACCACGAGGAAGCCGGAAGGACAGGGGACAACCCATACAGGAGAAAGGATGGACATGGCTCGCGACTTTGATAGAGGCGTGGCTACAGATAGGCGCCAGGTCGCAAGCTCCGCTACGAAAGTAGCCCTACCTAACAAACCAGACGGGGCTACGCAGGGACCTTCGGTTGTGAGTCAGTATATAGCCGAGACCCAGCACATCACCAACGCGTACAACTTTTAGCATGGCGGTGTTTATTCGTATTGGAGAGGATGGTGGAGGCATGGAATCAACTAAAGTGCTGATTCTAGTCGTTTGTGTCCTTATTTTGTGTGTATTGTCGTTCTCTGTTCCCCCCACCAAGGAGCAGATCATTGAGAAAAATATATACTATAAACATCAGAAAAATTTTGTAAAATGACCTGCCCAGGATATAATGAATCTGGACAGGCTTAAACAAGGAATAGTCAGGGGAGTGACCAGTGCCCTAGTCGGTGCTGCAGTTCAACAGCGCAAAGCTTCAAACACCAACAAGAAGCTACAAGAAGAGAAGCAATTCTATAAGAAGGGGGTGGAAGACGTATTTCCACGAAAAGACTCTCGCAGCACTAGTAGTTTACCCTACCAGCTGTTGAAAGAGCTATCCCAAAAGGAGTGCAACTCAGACAATCGCGGGAACTTGAGTCGAGCCATCCTCGACGCTACCCCTAGACATTCAGATCCCCAGGAGGTGAGAGTACACAAGCTTCAAGCTCTAGCTAGTTACGCAAAGATACTCAACTCCATGCCTCAACGAAAGCAACAGCCTAAGAGGCAGGTCCTCACTGGAAGAGGGAAATATACCCTCCGTAACTTCGCTGGTGACGTTCTCACTGGCGCTGGCACCGCAGCAGGGGGTGCACTGGGAGCCTATGGTGGCCCTTATGGGGTTGGTGTAGGTGGAGCCGTTGGTGGCTCAATCGGCAGGGAGCTAGGCCATATAATGGGTTTTGGGAAGTACACGGTCAGAAAGAATTCCATCCTGAAGACCGGGGACGTGGTACCAGAAGGGTACGAGGTTCCATCGTTTGGAAATGGCAAGGGCACAAGGGTGCAACATCGTGAATACATCAGAGATGTGACTGTGCCTTCTAACCCTGCATTGTTTTCCAATACTGTACAACCAATTAATCCTGGCAACGCTGCCCTGTTTCCCTTTCTCTCTCAAGTTGCGTCGCAGTACCAGCAGTATGAGTTTATGGGCGCCGTGTTTCAATTCAAGACATTGGCATCAGATATAACTGCTGGTGGGGCCTTAGGGTCCGTTATTATGGCTACTGACTACGATGCTTTGGCGACTCCCTTCCCCAATAAAGTGGTGATGGAGAATTCTCAGTATGCGGTCAGTTCCAAACCATCCTGCAGCCAGGTGCATGTTCTGGAATGCGATCCTTCAATGCAAACTACACGTTTGAAATATGTCAGAAACTTAACCTCTAGCGGTACGGTTTCACAGGACAATCGCTTCTACGACATGGGACTTTTCGAGATAGCGACCCAGGGACTCCCTGGGTCGGCCGGGACTGTAATAGGTGAACTCTGGGTCACGTACGACATTATGTTGTACAAACCGGAGATTACTCCGCCGCTGGGCGGGCTTGTGCAGCACATTGTGGGTACGGGGAACGTTTCCAAAACAAACTTCTTTGGAGACACACCGGCACTCACTGGTGCAGCGTATGTCGCAGCGGTGGGTAACACACTCACCTTCAACACAACCGGAACCTATATAGTGACACATGTCATGAATGGGACTACTTGGGATATCCCCACAGTTACTGGATCAGCTGCGTGGGTGCTGGTCAGTTTTGCTGGACCTCGGCCTGGCTCAATTACCAACATCACGCTCAACACACTAGTTACGGTTACCAACCCGTCACAAACAGTGGTGTATAACTGGGGGACCACGGGTGCTATTTCAACTAGCATCACGAACATCACTCAGGGTACAGCACTGTTTACTTAACACTAGTTGTTACAAAAACAGAGTGTAAGTACTAAGATACGTTTAGTCGTGCTTGGATTGGTTTTTAGTGTTTATGTAGTTTTAGTCTGACAGTTCCATAAGGTTGGGCTTTCTTGTGGTAGGGATTTTCTGGATACAGCGGGGTGGTAGCCGCTGTCACTTCTCCGAAAGGAGTGTCCAGAGCCACCAGAGAGATGAAACCTATTGGAAACCAAGGAGGAAAGCATGGGGAACCAAAACCCCTTGCTGGGCCCGGCCTTGAGAGGTGCACCATCACCTCAGACGTAAATCAGTTTAAGCTCTTCGGAG